TGGATTCACAAACGATAGCTTGAGCCTGGATACTGAGCGCCTGAAAGCATCCTTGAGCCGATGAGCATTGTTCTCGCTCTCGCTTTTAGCCAGACGGGCCAGTGCCTCTTCTTTTTCCTTGGCCGTTTTTTCAGCCAGTTCTTTGTACTTCTTTTGCTCTTCAAGAGCAGCCGCTTCGGCTGCCGCCTGAGCACTGGCTCTTTCAGCCTCCAGCTGTTCTTTCGTTTTGGTAGACCCGCGAGTAAATCCTTCTTGGCGAGCTTTACCAACGAGAGAATCAATAAAGGCTTGCTGCTCAGCACTGAATGTAGGCGTTGTAGGCTGTGTATCTCCGGCTTTTGGTCCGGTGCCGTTGTCCGTAGGATTGCCCTCTCCGCCGCCATCTTTGTCGTAACGGATGAATTTGTTGTACAACCTGCTCATTTGGAAACTCCTTTTTTACCGTATTTTTACTGCCCCGTCGGGCATAATAGGAGATTTATGACACTAGCTCCTTGAGTGAGGCCGCTTGCAGCGTGTCTCTATAGATATCATTGTTCACAGTCTTGCTCAAGTCGCTAAATGCAAACTGATTATTCTGCCATGCTTCGTACATGCCTGAACCCATAAGTGCCTGTTGTCTCTCTACTGGCTGTGTTTTGAACCACTCCTCACCGTTGGGTATTTCCGTTATATCAGACACCCTCGTAAGCGGTCGCATTCTACATCTACCATTATAGTGATCTTTTAGCGGTTCGTCTATAGGATGAATAGATCCATTTTTATTGATGCAGCTCATACAAGTGCGCGCATCGGTCAAATTTGCTGCCCACTGCCAGCCGATAACGACGTTACTGTTGGCCATCATAGAGGCTCTGGTCGCCTCTCTGTAGGAATATATCTGTGCAGTTCTCACCTGAGAGACAGACCATTCCAACCCTTGCCCGAACGTTTTCCTCAGCTCTGCCACTGTACGCAAGGGGTTCCATCCCCGAGCAACAGCATAATTCATCTTGTCGCCCACCGCCTGAGCGACGCTTTCGCCCAATAACTCAGTCATGCGCGACCTGAGCGGAGACCCCGCAGAAGTCATCGCAATCATATTGTTGACCGCTTCTACATTAAGCCTGTTCCATTGGGCATCGATGATTGCCACAACTTGTTGCGGCATTCGCTCGCCCACATCAGCCGCTATCACCTGCTCAATGTCCGTTAGAGCTGTTCCGACTGCTGCACTTACGCTTTCACCCAACGTGGTGTCAGCATAAGCGCCATAGACCCGTAGCCTGTCATCCACTTGCCGCATGAGTGAGCGTATACGACGCTCTAGCCATGCTCTATCTTTACCAGCAGCAATGTCTTGAGCAATGGACTCTATCTCTACCTTAAGCTCTACCCAAATACGGCCGTAGGCATTGGTCATGCGGTTCATAACCTCTACAACCCGACCGTCAAGTGCAACTCGCTGGGCGTCCATAACCTCGATAACGCTAGGCATTGCCAAACGCCGTCTCAAAGTTCTTTAGAAGCTGAGAGCCCAGACTTTGTTCTGCAAGTCGTTGCTCTTTCATGCGATCAATTTCATCCTGCTCATAACCAGCTTCGGCCCATATTGTCTCGTCAGGTATGTTGGCCGCTTTCTTGGCCTGCGCTACTTGCCATACGGTTAGCTCGTCGCGGGTGCCAACTTCCTTCCATACCGTGCTGATTCTGGCGTTACCGGCATTCATCCCCATCAGTTTGGCAGAATAATAGATTATGTCCTCCCAGACGTTGCCAAATATCTTTTGCTTGCGCTGGCACTTGTCTACCATGCCAATTTCTTGCATTCTCAGGCTCTCACCACTGGGCTGGTCTGCCCCTAGCCCACGTAAAAGGTAATGCGGCGTTCGACTCTGCCCCGCAATTGCCCGAATATAATAGTCGCAGGTATCAATCAGTGGTTTCAGGTCTCCCGGCGGCAATGTGGTGGCGCTTGCGGCAGGATCGGTAAGTGATAATATCCCACCGGGTACAAGCTCAATAGGTCTAACCGTCACACCATCATCCTCGTACTCTGGCATTACGCCAGACAGAACCGTACGTTGGAACCCCGTATTGTCGGCAGCTCCCAGTAAGTCAAGGTCGCTCTTATTGAGTGTGTCTTGCATGGAAAGCACTTGCTCAATCTCGCTACCGCCGGGATTCTCAAATTCAAAAACGGGAACATCATCGATACCTAGTGCAATGGGCCATTCGTCATCGCCGTCATCCATAATGGTGTGCCACTTACGGCGCAAGTTATCATCTTGTATCTTGTTGTCTGCTGGGCCCGGCCTGTCATTGGGCTCGGCGCTGATATACTTTTCTACGCGATCACGATAGTAGAGCGTTACCCGTGTCCGGGCGCTGGCCTTGGCATCGAACATATCGTAAGTTTGCCAACGTTTGCTTGCAAAAATAGGCACGTCAGTGCTGGGGTCTCTATGTAGTTTGACGCCTTGTGTGCCGTCGTAACGGCGGTTGAACGTCCATCGCGGCCCTTCGCCGTCATTGTCAACAATGATGTAGGAATAGCCATCACCAAGTGCCGCTTCGTAGACCTTGTCCTCGACAGAGTCCATGCGATTGCGTTCCCACCAGGCAGCGGCTAATGCGGCTAGGCTCTCCCCATTGTTTTTGGATTCAAAACCCAATACAGTCAAACGCTCCGTGGCCGTATCAACAATCAGGGAGCACAAGTTGTGTGCATAGAGGTAGTCTGCGTTTTTAGCCTTGAGCCCAATAAACTCTTTTTGCCTGTCGGTCAAATAGACGGGCTGTCTACCCGCCAGATAATCGCGTAAGGTGCGAATATGCTCTTCTTCAGCTCGCTCTTCGTTTTCCAGCCAGCCGAGATAGGCCAATCTTGCTTCAGTTGTATAGTCTACTGGCATGTTTTCGCTCCGTACGTCTAGTTATAGGCATGATAAGAGCCGCCAATCTTGATTAGTTCGTTAAAGGCCCCGTCTGAGGCGTCGGTAACGTCATCATGCTTCGCCTCGGGAAAGTTGTGCATCTCGCTTAGGTACATCTCATTCCACGGCCCTTTAATCACCTTGACATTATGTGCTTGCACCTGTGCCGCATGTGCTCGTGCTCTCTCTAGTTTGTCTTGCCTACTGTTTCGCCCAACGGCATCTATGCCTGCCAGTAGTCGCGTCAGTCGTTGTGCCTCTCGCTTGCCAGCACTGCCAGGCTCAATCTCCCAGCGTGCTTGATATTGTGCTCTTTTCTGCCTGGCTCGTTCAGCGTCGGCCCTTGTTACACTCAAGAATAGCGCTTCTACCCCTGCTGGGTCAAGTCTGTCTTTGGTGGCATCTAGGATGTACCAGTACGGTGCCGTGTATTGCATGAGTACGCTGGCGGTATAGTCGGGGTCATCCGACTTGTACTCCTTGAGCGTCGCTGCAAAGTCCCAGAAGCGACACTGTATGCCGTGCGCTGGACAGCCTTCCAGTATCTCGAAATCCGCTCTGTTGAATACCTTCCCCGCCGCTGGCCGTACTTTCCAGTTTCCATATAACAACCTTTGCTGCTCTACGTAGGGCAATGCTTTCAGGTTTGCCATGTATTCTGGGTTGGCTTTGAGCAAGATTGGGTTGTCCGTTATCTTGCTCGGAATAAAAGTCAATGACTTGGGCATTTCGTCTTGCCCGTATCTGGCAACAAGCTCCTCGCGTGAGTCGCCCCATTTTAGCTCGCCGCTGATACGCACAAACCACCGGATAACACCACTACGCTCAGATATTGGGAAGCCCTCGTCATCGATCCACCATGAAATAAAGTTCGCCACCCAACTATCGGGGTCTGGGTTGGTCGTGGCTCGGATATAGGGCCGCACGCCGCACATCGAACGGTTGCGCGAAAACATGTACCAGAACTGGCCCTCGGTAAAGTGCGTCAGCTCGTCAAAGTTAATAAGAGGTATCTGTGAGCCCTGCCAGTCGAATTTGTTCTGCTCATGCTGCATGTGCGAGAATCGCACTGTGGCGCCGCTAGGAAAGCGCCACTCAAGGTCGCCCTTGACCGGGCTGCCCCCGACCAGTGGGTATACCTGTTCGGAGGTGTCCCACAAACCGCCCTCTTGCGCAATCTGCGGATAGGTACGCCTGAACGTGACCGTGCTGAATAACGGGTTCCCAATATGGCGCGCGGGCTCTAGCAATAGGCTAAAAGTGTTATGTGTAGGTATCATGGAGCGGCCCACACGATAAAGGCTATCAACAGCATCAACGGTGATGCAACGCACAGGTTCTGGCTCGACTTCCTTTGCGGCGATAATGTAAAAGTTTTTTGTTGTTGTCCTTGTAACGTCCTTTTGTCTGTCTGCTTTACGCTTTACCCCAAAAACAGGAAGCGTAGTCGTAAATTTCATGCGATGACTATCTTTGTGACGCTTACCATTTAACTTTGTTTCTCTGACGCTGTGCCCTACCTTTATTCCCATAGATGATAACAGCTTGAATGCGCCATCAGCAAGTAATTCATCGGACAAATCTATCTCTTGACCACCGGATGGGCGAATAGTGCCGTCGCTATCCATAAGTCCTTGTATGACCCCAAGGCGATCATCTATGCTGCACCGTAAGACCCAGTCAGGAATATGCTTGTGTCCCAAGAGTCCGAATCGTCTAAGCGCCGTTGTCAGATTCGGTACTCTATAGGCATATTTCTGAGAAGGAACCTTTCTGATTCTTGGACAATCCCTTTTTACAAGGCACAGGTCTTCTTTATGCCCGATAGTTAGCTGCCCACCGCCCGTATTGCCATCACCAAGCCAAAATCCAAGCAGATAGGGCGAGAATGGGAAAGGCCAGTCAAGATTTCCTTGCAATGGTTCTCCTACAGGAATTGAGTGATTTGTTCTATTGCCAATCTTGACTGTCGCCGCTATTTCTGCCGTTGATCTTATTTGACCTTCTGGAGGTACCATAAGGTCGACAGTTCTCTCTTCATTCAGCTTTACAAGATCTGGTCGCTTTCCCGATCCTCTTCTTGGCCGGGTCGCTCGTCTTTTGAACCTGAATTCATCTGTTCTGCGAAACGCTTTGTTGCGTTCCTGAACTGTCATGGTTTTCCATAAATGATCACCGTCAGCATAAATCGTTTCGCCATTATCAAAGGTCAACTCGAATAACTTGTTAGGCATATAGATCGGATGCGTCATCAATATTTTACACGGGCGTCCGTCGGAGCCATATACATAGTCCCCCGCCTGTAGCTCTCCCATTGTTTTCCAGCCGTCACAGGTGAGAATGGGCGTGTCGAGTTTTAGGGCTTTCCCGCCTCCTGCACTTCCCCCGTATATGGCAATGTCAGCGGGAGTCGAAAGAAACGCTTCTTGCGGCCCCCGCTGCGGACGAATGTCCATTATTCACTGCTTTGGGCATTATCTCGCCCATTTTCTGGCAGGTAAATGGTTGCCCCTTCAAACAGAGGTGTGCCATCTTTGCCCGTATGCTCTTCTTTAATGGGTGCATTCAGACCAAGTATCTTGCAACGCTGCTCGACACACCTTTCCATGCCCTGCAACGCCCAAGCAGGGCCATTCTGAGGCCCTACCCGCGTCTTGGTCTTTACGGTCGTCTTTTTGTGCGTCCAATCGCCCTTCTTATCGTGTTGGTGCCCCTGCTCGTCAACATCCTCTATCTCTTCTTCGTAGGTAATTTCTCGTCCCTCGGGGACAAGCTCACGCTCCCAAGCCATACGGTATTCTATCTCAAGAGCATCGATGCGAGCCAGCTCTTCAGCTTTAGCCTTGTCAATATTAAGAAGCGCCGAATCCATCCATCTTTTACGGAGCACTTTCAGGTCTTTGGCGACCATGTCAATGGATGTTTCGTAGCCTACGTCCTTACGCGCCGAAAGAGCAGCAGCTATCTCTGCCTGCTGCATGTGCATGGTCAGGTACATATGAGACACGAGTTGTCTATCTCGTGCCAGCTCCGTGGCATTACGTATAGGAGCAGCTATGACAAACCTCCCAATAGGACTTTTACAAGGACTCTAGCGCAACTCCAATGGGTGAAGAATAGCATTGCCCAAGTTTTTTAGCAGCCATTTCAGACCACCAAACCTGAAAGAAGTCGCTAGCGCCTTGCGAGAATAGAATTCGCGGCAAATTACCCCATTATAAGGATATTCCACATAAATACGTGAATACCTT